CACCCGCTTGTGCTGATGTGTCTGCCTGCGGTACGAATGATGTTGGGACTGTTGGCATAGTTGTTACCTATCAAAATCTTCGTTGTGATTGTGCCGCTACAAGTTCGTCCATTCGACGCTGAGTAGCCCATGTTGACCCGATACTTGAGGCACTGCCAAGCAGGCTGCTAAACGAACTGGAGTACGGGCTGATTGTGCCAGCGGTAGCCATGAGGTTGTTCGCGCTCGTACCTGCAATCACACCCTGGTTGATGTAGTTGATCCGCTGCGCTCGCGCTGCCTCGGCCTGCCGTACCGCGTTTGAACTGATGGTCAACTTGTCAATCTCCTTGATCAAGTCCATGCTGGCGGTAACCTCACGCGCACTGCCGACACCACCCTGAATGCCTCGCGCTGCCATCGAAGCGGTCGCCGATGCTCGCTTCTGACCTGCGCCCATCGTGTACTGACCAATGGCGCGTTCGCCGGCAAGAAGCGACTGCTGCGCTTGCATCTCAGCACCACGGGCGTTGATCGCTGACATCTGCGCTTGGAACCGTTGGTTCTGCGCTTGCATCTTGAGTTGCGTCTTCTGACTGTCAGCGGCGTAGAACGAACCGATTGCGCTGTTGACAGCACCAAAGATTGACATGATCGAACCGCCCATCATCAACGCTTCGCCGCTCGTCCAACTTGTGCCGGTTGCACCGCCAACAGCAGGGAGCGTCGAGCCACCCGCGCTGTACCCGGCTGGGGTTGGTGATGAACCAAGGATGTTCATCAGACTGCTTGACGATGCTGCGTATGCAAATGAACTCATGTCTTTCTCCTAGTTAACTGCCGACAACAACCTCTGTGGTAATACCGACAACTGTCAGCGGGAGCGGGTCGCTCTGCCGAATGTAAATCTGACCGGACTGCGCCCAGGTTGGTGTCATCAAAACGCTGACCTCGTCAGACTTCAGGCTTGGCGGTGAACCGTACGGCTCGGTGGTGCGCTGCTTGACCTCTGTCAACTTGTTTGCGTCAGGCCCGACAAATACGCCCGACGATTGGAACACCCGAATCCATGACTGATTGACGTTCTTCACGCGCCCCTGCGCGAACGCGTCAATGTTCAATGCCACTGGCAGGGTCTGTAGGTCGCTTTGGTACGGCAACCCAACGTGAACCACTACCGACGCACGTTCAAGGATTGCCACCCCTCCGGTCACCACCACCTGCGGCATCACAGCCCCGTCGGCAAGGATGCTGACCGTCTTACCCTCAAGGTGCGACAGTCCGCTGACCGTGTCCCGTGCAAATGCCCACACAGCGGTCGGAGTTGACCTGAGAGCGACCGGAATGACCTTGTCCACCTTGGCTGTTGCCACAGTCGCGGAACTCGTAGCGAGGATCTTGAGGCGGTAGGAAGCACCTGTGGAATCGGTCAGCACAATGGCATCCCCGACATCGGTGGTTGCGGGGTACACAAACAGGCTTGAGGAGGCGGTGATCGTCAGTACGTCTGCCGGCCCCCAGGTTGTGCCGCCCGTCACCGTGACGGTCATCGCGGTCAAATTTGTGCCGTTGTACGTCGATCCAGCGTCCACGAAGAAGCAGTCTTTGAGCAGATTGACCTGCCGAGTTGCCATCCGTTCAACGTATCGCACCGAGTTGCCATTGACAGTGCGTCTGACAATGACGTACAGGGAGTCTTCGTTGCCTTCAGCGACAACGGTGCAAGATTCAAAGATGCCGTCGGTGTCGTGTTGATGCCATGCACCGATCTGCTGTTCAGGGACGTAGGTCAGTCCGAGCAGTTTGCCTGTCGATGACACAAACCACAGCAATGGTTGCGGGGACTTGGCGTAGCACATGTCAACAATGGTGAAGTTGTCGAACAGATGGGCAGCGCGGATCGACAAGTCGCCAGTGATAAACCCGTTCGACTGCCATGAGTAGCCCAACTCGCGAACGTGACCACCTCGGGCAGCGCAATACACCATGCTGTTGTTGATGATCTCAGGCTGCACGTTGCTTGCGCCGACGTACGACTGCGGTCGAACTGACACGGTTGTCGGGGTGATCGCATCGCTGTTGATCGGGCTGACGCGCCATTCCGCTGCGCTAGTCAAGAGGATCAACTGTGTTAACGGGATGACATGACGGATGGTGTTTGCCTCTCGCGCTGCAACGCGGAAGTTGATTCGGTCATCGTCCTTGACAGGAAGCGAGTACGACATGTCGCTTTCGGTTCCTGAGCGCGTCATCCACATGCTCTGCGGCTCGTTGGTAGTGCCGGCAAACACTCGACGCTGCTCAAAGTAACTCACAGCCTGTGGGTAGTTCCCTGCGGACGCGAACACTGGGTCAACAATGGGAGGCGTAATCCCCATGTCGGGCGCAATGTTGTTGTCATTAAACGTAGTCCCCTCAGTTTGTCCGATATAACCATACAGTCCGCTTTGCTGCTTGTAGACGTTGTATCGCAATGCGCCGGGAACAGCAACCCAAGACAGGTTGTTTGACGCACCGCTCACTGACAGGTTGTTGGCGACGCTTCCTGCAACTGACGCAACACTCTCGTCAAACCCATTGGTTGCTATTGATGTCAACTTGTAATAGTTGATCAGATCGTTTGTTTGATTGCCATATTGAACTGTGCCACCTGATGCATATGCGGTGAAGGCGGTACTGTCAACATCAACACCTGTAGCGTAAACATGCAATTTCAATTCAGTTGACGGAGTAATGTCGGAAACGGTAAACCAACCATTGATTTGCGTCATGCCAACAACACCGCTGATGTTAATTGGATCGCCAAGTTGAAATTGATGTGCAGCAACAACAGTTACAACTGCCGGGTTTGCTTGCGTGATGCCGGAAATGTTCACGCCAATGCCGCGCACCGCTACTACCGTTGGCGCAGCAGGTGCTGGAATCGGCGACACAAACGAGATCGTTGAAAGTGTCCACGTTGTAGGGCCAAGTCGGCGCAGTTCGCGGGGAGCGTAGTTTGGGTGAACAATGGTCAACACATCAGCAGACTGCACATAGTGCAAGTCAAACAGGTCAGCCTCTGCGTACGGGGTAGGGATCTCGTATGCGGGTGTTGGGATCAGATACCAATACGCAGCGTTTGGCGGGTTGGTAGCAAGCGGCACAGGCGCGGTCGCGTAGTACACAAGACCTGCATTGGAAACCAGCGCACCAATTGCATAGGTAATTGCAGGGTTGTAGACGGCTGGCGCACCAACTAACAGCGTTGCACCTTGCGTGTGGAACCGGATGTACCCATCACCTAACTCAAGCACCATCGTTTGCGTGGTGCTGTAGGTAAACGGGATAAGGCGAGTGCGCTTTGCGCTGTTCTTGACCGCTCGCACAAACGCTGTTCCGGGTCGGTTCTCTGCCGGCCCTTGCGGCATGGCAATGAAGTTCCGCAACTTTGCCGCCCCGGTTTGGAACTTGACATCGTCAATACGTCCAAACATCTCAGGCGACAACTCGCCGCCGGCAAACGAACGGAAGAAGGTGCGCGTCGTAGGCATGTTTATCTTCCTGCTGACCAGGGAACGATGTGTTCCACCTTGATGTTTCGCATGTTTGAGTCACTTGTTCGCGCTTGTGACAGATACCCAGCCATCATCTGCAAGCATCGCTTCGCTTCAGCAGACCCAATATCACCCTTGATGATCGGCCCTGCAAGCATTGATGCCAAGTGCCAAGACAACGTCATCACAAACAGCGGCGTGAACTTGGTCGGGTCAGACACAAGCGACTGATACCGAAGCATTGCACTCGCCTGGTTGGTGTAGATCACACCCGCACCAAGGGTGTCAGCCTCAACAGCGTACGGTTGCGGGACGTACTGACCTGCCGCAATGAGCGGGGCGTAGTTATGTCCAAATGAGGGGCTGTCGGTGGGGACGAACTGCGTCGCGTAGTCGTTGGCAGCGTCAGGAGGCAGCACACTGACAATGGTCACGCAGTCACCAGGCACTGCGTATGCGTACTCCCACTCCGGCCACACGTTGGTCACTTGTGCAAGGTTGACACGCTTAGAACCGAAATTCCAATTGTGCATTTGCAGCAGCGAGTCGCGAGCAATGGGGTAGAAACGGGCGCAAAGACCTGCCTGAAACGATGCTTCAGGTGGGTCAATGCTTGAGACTGTTGCCTCATCCCCGATGTGTGATAGAGAAAGGTTGCAGATGTCAACTTCGGATGCCATAGAAACCTCCTAGAAACAAGGGGGAGCCGTGGTTTCCCAGCGACTCCCCCCATGCGGCAAATCAAATCAAAGAATCAACCCTCGTCAACGTCCGCTTCATCGTCCGAAGACTTCCGCTTGCCCTTGGCTTTCCACTTCCTTCCGGAAGCATCAACCGTAGGCTCGCCGTTGCCTGTGCCTGTTACCAATTCGACACAGTCATTTGAATCTCCGTTGTACTCAAAGACATCACCTTCCTCGCGGACGGAGTTGTCGATGTAGCACTTAACTTTGGCGCGGTACATTGGCATGGTTGAATCCTAATTACGCAACAGTGAATCCGGAGGCGTAG